GGAACAGAATAGTAACCATTGTGAACATGAGTATCTAGATAAGAAACAGTACGCCACAATGTTTTAGCAGATTCTTCAAAGGTTTTACTATTACAACGAGAAGTCAAAAAGTTCAGAAGGTGAAACCTTTTGTGAATAGTAATCATTCCGTGGGCAGGAGTATAGTGCTGGTCTTCTTCAGATTCAGGATCAATAAAATAGTTATTCCATTCGTAGGTAAAAGCATATACTTCAAAAGGAATCTGAACTTTCCTACAGAACCAACAAAGATTAAGAAGTTGCTTAAGAGTATCAAGCAAAACACTATTCATAGATCCAGACCAGTCAAGAACAAAGATCATTCCGTGATTTTTACCATCAGGAAGAACAGTTACTTTCTTGAACAGATCTTCATTGTATTTGAAAGTATGTAGTTTGCTAGTGTCAAGAACACCAGTCTTAGATTGTCCTGCCCGAGCATAAGCATCAGCAGACTTACGGCACTCAAATTCTTTTACAAGATAATTAACTTCTTTTTGAGATTGCTTTTTGAATTCATTGTAAGAAGAATCTACAGTTTCAAAAATATCACTCCAGTATTCTTCACGAGAAGAAGAAAGGTTCTTATAATAATTGGCGATGTAAGGAACAATTACGTTATGATCAACAATCACACTATTGAGATTAACTTGAGGAACTTCAATATAAATTGGTTCTTGAATCCACTTATCATTCTGATTGAGATCTTCAGCAGCTGAATCAAAAGAACGTTGAGTTTTAGAAACAGTTTCGCCAGCACTTTCGCCACCACGATTTCCACTAGCAGAATCTTGAATGTTACTAGAGGTAGATTGAGAAGAATCAGATTGCTTAGAATCACCACCTTCAGTTGGAGTGCTTTCCGAAGAAGTTTGTTCAGAAGTATCAATATTGCTACCTGAATCTCCCTGTGATCCTCCTCCTTGTTGGGGAGTATTTTGTACAGGCATTTCTACAGCATTTGTTTGTTCATTTTTTTCATCGAGAAAATCTACAAGATCTTTACAGATATTAAGTACTTCCTCAAAGGTTTCTGCTTTATCAACTCTATCTACAAAAATCTTTTCATCATTCTCAAATGGAATACAAGCATAAGCACCAATCTTGAAATGAAGATTGATACGATCAATTAAATTGTATCGTGTGATATCTTCATCAGAAATGCTAAAGAAATCATCATCATTAAGTTCTTGGTATCCCTTATAAAAGTCTTTAGCTAGACCAGGATATTTACGCTTCATTAATTTCTCGATACGAGCATCTTCAACTACATTGATAAAGTCTTTTGGAATATTATCGTCCTCCCAATCTTCAGAAGGAGTATAAAGAGCGTGACCAACTTCATGACCAACAAGAAGATCATACACAGTATTACTTGCTTTCTGCCACATAGGAAGGGTCAGCACACGACGAACAACGTCAAAAGAAGCAGTGCTGACTTTACGGTGCTCAACAATCAGGTTCTCGGTAGCGAGCAGGCGGGCGAGGTTACCTTTAATTTCTTGACTGTTAGACATTGGTGTGTTCCGTTGATCTCCATACTATAAGACCCCCTGGGGGTTCCAGAGGGTCGTAGTAGACGGTTCTTCAACTGGTTACGGCGTTTCCTCGCTTGCCTCATTGCTTGAGGTTTGAGGTGGCGCTTCTGTTCTTTCTTGGAATGATGCTGCCAGTTTGGGGTGGTCATTGGTCAAGAGCGGGTACATACTATCTATAGCACGGTCAGTCGGTTTCGGCAAGAGACAGATTAGCAACGCTAAAGTTTTTGACCTTATCAAATTTGATAGTCCTATCAAACTTACCATCAAGGTTCTCTTTATGACTGATGACAAATACATTTGTATTATCATCAAAGTTACGGAGAATCCATCCTAGTTCGCTAGTGCCACTAGCATCTAAAGATCCATCAAAGATCTCATCTAGAATAAGGAGGTTAGTATCCACGCTATTCTTAAGCTTAGCAATAGAGCGCCAAGTAAGCAGCAGAGCGAGATCAATACGAGCTTTCTCTCCTTCACTGAAGGACTCGTAAGTAAAGATATCTCGGTAACGTGACTTGATTGTTTCTTCAAAATTTTCATCAAGAGTAAAGTTCACATAGAAATCCATCTTCCTTAGATAATCTCCAATGAGTTTATTCATTACTGGAAGATAACGTTTGATGATTCTACTCTTAATTCCGTTGTCTTTTAAAAGTAAAGCAGCAACATTTAAAGTATCTTTATCTTTCTTCGAAAAAACAAGGTTGTCGTTTATAGACTTCTTTTGATCTACCATGAGAGATAGTTTCTCAAATTCCGCTTTCTTACTGCTAGTAGGAGCACTGAGATCGTCAATCTCATTTTGTCTCAATTGAATCTGCTGCTCAATAGAACTAACTTCATAATTCAATTGATTGATTAAAGAATTCACTTCAACAATTTTTTGAGAAAGATCTATAAAACTAGATTCACGTTTCTCTTCTTCTTTGATAGAATTTTCAAGATCCGAATATCCTTTTTCCAAAGTTAATAGTTCAGTATCTCCATCGGAGATTTTTCTATCACGAATATCCTGAGTTATTTCTTGTGTACATGTTGGACACACATGATTGTTTATGAAAAATTCTGTTTCCTTTTTACAGTTAGAAATTTTTTGTTGAATCTTTGCTCTGTAAGTATTAAGTTGTTTCAGTTTATTTTTATTGTCGGCAAAAGATTTAAGAGAATCATTTAATTGACCGACAATAGAAGTTTGTTCGGAAACTTTATCAATAGTATTTGATTTTTCTTTTTTCAAAGATTTGATAATTTCTTCTTTCTTCTCAATCTCAGATTTAGTTTTCTTTTCTAAATCAAGCATGTAGTTCTTTTGAAGATCAATCTTATCGCTGATGAGTTTATATTGATACTCAAGATCTTTTATCTCATCTAAGTTTTCCCTGACCTTATCTTTTAGTTTAGTATTCATCACTGAAAAGATTTGAATATCAAGAATGTCTTCAATAATTTCTCTACGAGATGCTACTGGTAATCTCATAAAAGGAACAAAAGTAGATGATCCTAGAACTACAATTTGAGTAAACGATTTGTAGTTCATTTTAAGAACATTTTGTTCGAAGTTCTTTTGTTGATCTACTACGTTACTTTCCTGATCCCATTCATTACCATTACATCTAATTTCAAATTTGTTTGGTTTGATTCCACGAACTACATGGTAATCATTTTTGCCAATGGAAAACTCAACTTCAGTAACACAATCTTTTTCATTGATACTATTAATCAACATCGGTTTGTTGATCTTACGGAAAGGCTTGCCAAATAAAACAAAAGTAAGAGCATCCAAAACGGTACTCTTACCTGCTCCATTTGTTCCTACAATAAGATTGGTCTTGTGTGAGGTTAAATCAAGTTCAGTAAAAACATTTCCAGTAGATAAGAAATTTTTCCACCGAATTTTTTTAAAAGTAATCATACCAAATCTTTGGGAGGGATCAAAAAGTCATCTTTGGTTATTATAGCATACTTCTGATATCGTTCTTCACAGGCAGTAACAATAAGATCTTGGTCTACTTCTACAATCTGTAAGACTGGATTATCAGAATCGCTTAGCATCATTGTATTGTATCGTTCAGCATCATCCTCACTCTCGAAGATAGGAATTATTTGATCCCCATCGTCAGATACGACAGAAAAAACTCCGTCTGGTCTATTTCGTAGAGTGAGTATAAACATTACGCTACTTCACAGCTCTCAATATATAGTGACCTCATTAATTTTTTGAGATCTGTTTTATCTACAGATATCTCTACCTCATCAACATACTCATTCAAGAGAGTTAATGTATCCTTTACTTCTATAGATAAATCCTCAACCTCATCGTCAGAAATAAAGGTCTCTACAATTTTAACATCGTAAGCACCAGAGTCATACAAAGTATTGATTACCTTTTCAAATTGATGATAATCTCTCTTCTCTTCTACAATTACTTTGACAAAAGTATTAGAATAATTATCTGGGTCTATAACATGTTCTTTATTAAGAACATCGTTATAAAAAACTTTCTGAAAAATTTCAAAAGGATTTTTTATCCTACGAAGTTTATTTGTAGGAGGATCGTAAAGATGGAATCCACGTTCGTCTTTGTAATCATTCCAGAACATTTGATATGGATTACCCAAGTAAGTTACATTACCTTTTGATGATTTGTGATGGTAATGTCCAGAAAAAACTTGCTTGAAGTTTTTGAATACTTTAGCATCCATGCCATGTTCCATTTTCATTCCAGGAGTTACTTCGAATCCATCAAGTTCGAGGTGTCCCATGACGATTTCGGCATTTGTGCTTTCAAGATGCGCAAACGTTTCCTTTTCGTTTTCTTTGTTAATCCAGGGGAGGAAACAAATTGGAGTATCCTCAATATAAACAGTAGTAGGTTTAGAGTATACGTGAATATTCTCATAGTCTGATAGAAGTAACTCTGGCGAATTAATCTCATTAGTGTTCTTGTAATAAACACAATGATTTCCAAGAATCATGTGGACAGTGACACCCATCCTAGCAAGGCGATCAAAATAAGACCGACGAATCCTGTTCCACACATTAAAATCAATGCTTTTCCTGTTGTCAAACGTGTCGCCAAGATCAATGATCGTCGTGATTCCTTGTTCTTCAAGGACTGGAAAAAAGATTTCATCATAAAATTTTTCAAAGTAATTCCAGAATGCTAACGAACCTTTACGTCCATCAAGATGCTGATCAGTAATTAAAGCTACGGTCACAATTTACCTCCGACAGTTCCATCATATGAGCGTATAGTGGTTTCCCATCCTTCTTGTTTACCTTTAAGGTAGAAGCGTGTTCCACTGATACAACTTTCCTTGGTGAGTGCGGTAATAAGTCCCTTACCTTCTTTATTGTAGCTAGTCCAAGTTCCCCATCGTTGTTGCTGGACTCGGAAACAATCATCAATCCAAAAGTCTTCATCATTACTCATCGGTTCATTCTGATCTCAATGTTCTCTTTAATGCTACCCATGTCAGAATAAGAAGCATTCATTCCTGACATACTACCATCAAATGTGTCTGTGTGCATAACGTGATCATACCCCGATCTCTCAAGCATTTTTTGTTTGATGTCGTTCTGCCTTTTTTCTTTTTGGATTCTACGAAGAAAAGCGTAGTAAATAATTTGAGTAAAGTAAGCAAACGGATTTTTTGATTTGTCGGAATCAAAATTGTTGATATACTGTACACAATTTTCAACCCCATCAGAAATCATGTCTTCACGAAAAGTGTAGTTGACAAAATTAGGTTTATACGATAAATGTGTAGCAATTTTTAAAAAACAATCTCCAATGTAATGGGGAATCCTTGGGGGAGTTTTACCCTCTTTCTCTGCTTTTTTAACTTGCTTTTTAAATTTTACAATTGCTTCTAGGAAATCCTTATTATTTACGTAATACTCTGTATTCTTTTTTGACATAAGACATGATTAAGTTTGCTTACTTGTGACCACTAGTATAGTCGATAACAGTCTTGGTGTCAAGCTGTTGACAAAACCTCAGAAACTCAGTAGAATAACTCTGTAAGGGTTCAAGAGAAATAATATACTTAGCTTCTTTTATAGATATCTTCTAGTTTCTTTTTTGTTTCTTTTATAGATCCTAGGTAACCCATTCTTCCAGATAGTTCTTTAGTTGGCACTCTACCTTTCTGATCAGTATCAGGAACATCTTGATCTATTGTTGACAAGTAATATCTTTCAACTCTTTTATCCAATTCACTCATTGTTAATACCCTATCCATAGAGATTATAAACATATTGTCATAAGAGGATTTAATCCATTCAATTAAAATAAATCCCTCTACCATCTCTCCAGACTTTCTTTGTTTGATCATCTCTACTTTCATAGGATTTTCTAATAAAAGGCAATGCTCGTCAGGCATGTAACATACCTTAGCAATGAGTTCTTCACCTGTTGTCAACTTAATTGTTGAGTAAAATTCTTCTTCCATATTATTTTAAATTAATAGGTATTATTTCATACTTAAAATTCTCTTCTTCGTATATTTTAATTCTCTCTGCTAGATGATTAAGTGTATAATTTTGTTTTGAATTAGAAGAGATATCGTCAGCAATATCATAAAGTGTAGCAATCTCTTTACCTTCTCCTTTTCTCAGCACCCTGCCGATGCTTTGTAAATTACGGACTCTAGATTTAGAGGGAGAAGCAAAGATAATGTTATGTAATTTTTTGATGTTGATACCAGTACTAAATGTTCCGTAAGAAGCAATAATCACAGCATTACTTTCTTGTTCAGTAATAGCTCTTACTTGTTCTCGGTCTTCAACATCAGTTGAACCGTGTACGAAAAATACCTTACGGGTATCGCCTATAGAGTTATTTATTAAATCGTAAAGTGGTTCTCCATGTTTCTCGACATAATTGAAAAGAACCAAAGTATTGCCATCAATATCTTTTACGAGATTTTTGATGAGGTTATTTCTCTTTTCATGCTGAACAATATATTCCATCTCGGCGTGGTAGTCTTCAAAATATTTGTAATCATGCTTACAGACTAATACTTTAATTCTGAAGTTTGATAAATGTCCTTGCTTAATTAGATCATCAGTTTTTGTAACCTTTTCACAAGCGCCAAACAATCCTTCTAGTACCCATTTGTGAGTCTTACTACCATCAAGTGTTCCAGTAAATCCGAAACGATACTTAGCGTTATGGAGTTTAGTCATGATTCCTGTGAGGGATTTCGACTTAAATAAGTGTGCTTCATCACCGATAACACAATCAATGTCGTCAAAATATCTCTTGGGGAACTTGTAGATTGATTGCCAAGTGGAAATGACAACAGGTTTGTCTGTATTTTTATCTTTGCCCGAATATATCGTATGACAGTATTCGTCGGCATTCCATCCATAATCTTTAAAGTCCTTAATCATCTGTTCTACAAGTGATGTTGTAGGGACCACTAGAAGAATTTTTTTACCTGTCGCTGCGTAATACCTGACAATACTGTAGATCATCAAAGACTTTCCTGATCCTGTTGGTGACAGAAAAAGACCCCTGTTATTTTTAAGTGCTTTGTATACCGTCATGTATTGATAATCTCTAGGTTTGTACTTAGAGATTTTATTCATAAATTCCGCAACGCCTTGTGGGGAGACAAACCCATTGGTTTCTTCTACGTCTCCATACCAATCGTTTGATTCGTAAGATAATCTATATCTTTTTTCAGCACACCATTCTTTTAAATGGGGAAGTAACCCTCCATACAATTCACCCGTAGCTGGCGAGTACAGGTGAATCGTACCATCCCAATATTTAAAACGTGGTTGCCTTTTGAGGAACTTTGCCTCTGGTAGTTCAAAAGAAAAGTAATCCGCTAGTTCGTGATGAACGTGTTGCTCAGAATTGAGAGTTAAGTAAACTTCGTTCTTCTTTTTTACAGTAATCAGGGACATTAGTTTCCATTAATAAACTTCTCCCATTCAATAGCGTTCTTCACATGATAATTTCTTTGGGAAATCATCTTCAAAACATTGTCTAAAAAGAAAAGCATCTGATCAATATATTTGATTTTTGCTTCCATGTTTATGATATCTTCGTCCGACTCAAGATATACTTTCATTTTGTCGGCGGTTTTGATACTAGATCCAAAAGGTTTTTCAGCGTATACGTGTGCCTCTGCTTCACCGCTGTAATATTCTCTTTTGTCCCTAACCAGTTTACGAACCTCAAATTCTAGACTGGTTTTGATTTGTGAAAGATCTGTGTAATGGTTTAAGTATTTATTATGTTGGAAAGGTATCTCCATTGAGATCTTCCCCAGATCTGCCGTATACTCTTTGTTTTTAAACTCGTAGTCTACATGACTATCTTCTCTCCATTCTTCTTTAATTTTTTCAAATTTATTATGTAGTTGATCAAATTTCATGCGCTAATTTTGAAGTTTTTATCACGGATAGTATACCCAGTATACTTGAAAGATACTGTTGCTGTAAAGTATTCTACATCAGTTGAAGTGGCATCAAATCTCATTTCTGATAAAGATATTGGAAACAAATTTGTAAAATCAACAACATGATTTAC